ATGCTATTGTAAACATCATCAACATCATTATTAATATCTTATTCATATATTGCCTCCATGTTTATTGATATTCTATAATTCTTACCTTCAATGTAATTTGTTGTGTGTAATAACCAGTTTGGAAAAAGTAACAGTGAGTTTTCTTTAGGTCTCATTTCAAAATTATCCTTACCATCTCTAAATGTTATATTACCACCCTTCATGGACTTTGGAACACTTAGATAGTAAACTCCGACTATATCAGCACTTTGAATATGGTTGTGCCAATTCATAGGACAATAATCTTCATTATTTGACATTAAGTAAATCTCTTCTATTTCTTTTATTTTTTTACCCATACCACTTAAAGTTTTGGTAAATTCTTTTACTAAATCTACAATAAGTGGATGTTCAAGTTTTATTGCAAAATTATAAGACTCTGATGTTTCCTCTGCACAAATATTATATTGATTAGATAACGATTCCCTCACACTTACAGTATCATATTCGTTTAAATCTAAAAAATCTAATTTTTCATATATCTCTAAATTTTCATGAATTTTTTTCATTGTAACTTTTTCAATTCTGAAATATTCTCTATATAATTATATGTCTCATCTGTCTTATAACATTTTTCTTTGCACATTAAATCATTGATAATATTATTGAATATTTTTTCATCAACTTTTATATCTAATCTATCTAATAAATTTTTAAAATTCTCTCTATGTTTATCGGTATAATTATTTCTTGAATACAAATCCTCATAACTATAAACTATAAAATCATCATCAATGAAATTTACGAAGTAACCCATTTTATTTCTTACATTATCTATTTTTTGTCTTACAACATCAACATCTATTGCATCAAATTTATGTCCCTCTTTATAAACACGATGTCTACCAATAGGTGCAACCCAATGATTAGTTTGTATTGCTAATTCTTCTGATATAACCTTTTCCCAAATGTTTTCCCTATGTAATAAAATCTTCTGAATTGGATATTCCAATAATTCATCTATTATACTATAGAACATCGGCTCATCCCAATTTATCTTACAACCACTATAATGGTCGTACAATTCATCTAAACATTTTGTAGGATGAGTCTCCATATCGGTTCTTTGAAATGATAAATCAAATCTATTCCAAGTGTTTGGTTGTACATCAAACCACACCATTTTTCTTTTAGATGCTATTTGAAGTGAATTAAGTAGATTATTTGATCCTGTCCTTTTCATGGACAACAACATAAACTTATTCATTTACAAACCCACACTTTAAGAATAATTTTTGACTGGTCGTATTCCACTCATCTACTTGTGCCCATACACAATCTAATTGTCTTAATTTTGCTGCCGTAATAATATAACTAATTAACCCAAATCCATAATCTTGACCTCTAAAATCCTTATGGACATATAAATTCAATCCTTCTTTGGTTTTGTAATTTAACCAATACCAACCTCTAAGCTTATTGTCTATCTCAAGAACTGAAAATAACCAACCATCATCTAACCTCTGTTTGGCATCTTCTACACTCCACATCTTATCCCAATTTAATTCCTCTTGGAATAGGTCTATAGCGGTTTGTAATTTATCCTCATCTATTTCCTTCCAGTAAGATACTTGATTTGGCGTTGAATAAAATTGGTATTTATCTAAACTTCTCTTGAATTTAATCATCAAAGAACGATTCTAAATATTCTTTTTTTGCACCTTCTATCGTATTTAAACCTACACTTGGTAACCCAAGATTCTTCCTTTTGTCATATTTAAAATCTGAATATTCACCATCTTTTCTCACATAATGTATAAATAATTGTACACATTCCTTTCCTGAAAATGGATATCTCCAATGATTCATTTTAGTTCCCTCATAGAATAGAATATCACCTCGATTCATTGATACCGATACAATTTCTTTTATATTTGAACCATCAGGTTCTTCTTCTGTAGCTGGAGTTACAAAATCTTCACCATGTTTTTCAAAATCGTGTTCTCTCATTAAAATAGGCCATTTTTTATCAAAATGTATTGGTAGTGTTGCACTAAACTCACATGATGGTCTATCACAATGCGGTTCAAGTACATCTTTATTATGATAAATTCTCATGAATGTATAACAAGGATAGAGTTCTTCACCAATAACATCTTCAGCATATGGTAGAGTCCATCTTAACAATGCATCCCCTAATGTATCACCATACATTGTTATTGTTCCATTTACCTGGCCAGTATCTATTTCAAACTGGTCATTCTCCACCTTTAATTTGTAATACTCATATATTAAATCAAGTGTTGGTATATCAATAACATTTTTCTTTACTTCATAACCATTTTTATTAAACATTTTAACTCCAAGGAGGTATTGAATAAGGACCTGCAGATTGTGTAACAGGTATTAAATAACTTTCTATCAAGGCCCCATCTTGAAAATCACGAAACTTATAATAATCCCCAACATCGTAATCTTCATCATCGTAATAAGTTGACTCGGTATCTTGAATTCTCAAGGAATACACCTCTCCAAAATGGGATTGACTTATATTGGATGAATTTATTAGTGCTGTCTGTAATCCACCTGATAATGATGCAGAATAATAATTCCAACTACCCGTAACATCTGTTAAATCGTCAAATGTGTAATTGATTGCTGGTGCCTGAATGACTGGTTTTTGGTCAATTGTTGACAACATAGTGATGTGAGGTATGGATTCCCCATCACTAACAGTCGTTCCGTAACCATATATTTCGTGTTCGTCATCCACTACACTACCATCTTCGTAAAGTGATGAGGTATTCATTAGAATCCACCCACCGATATGTAAAGTTTTAGCCATATATCAAGGTCCTCCACCGCCACCAACTGGATAAGTACCATCACCATCGTAAGTATTATTAAGAGTTCTAAAATAATAACGAGAGTTTGGATACCCAGTCGTAATTTGAGCACATTGAGTAGATATTTCCTGCCATGTTAAGACTGCATCATATATGACAATATGAGATATTGCGAATGCTCCTTCGTTTTGAGCTGGATTTGGATACGCGTTACCACCAAATGACATTTTATTGCTAGGACTTCTTGGATTAGAAGCTGGAGTTGGGACACTAAAATCTCCTTGAAATCCAGCGGCCTGAAATGGACTTGGTTGATTGAATTTACCGAAGATACGATAATGCGGTGAACTTTGGTCAATCAAAACCGCAGTAAAGTCCATCTTTTGATAAAGGTAATCTACCTGAGTTTTGGGTGAAGGAACTGCCCTTCCAAATGCTTTCTCATCAGATGGATTGGTAAATAAAAATGAGTTTGGTACAGATGTAAATGTATTACCAGTATAAATTTTCCATCGCGATGTTGGGCCATTCCCACCATCAGTTAGTGCCATATCAAAGTTAGTTCCTGGATCCATACCTGAAAACCTACGATTTGCAGGACTATTTGGTGCACCTGCTGGTGTAGGCCATGTGTCGTTACCGATGGTTGCAAGTGGTGCAAGAGCATTTGCCCACATTATAGTTGTTGGAGATTGAGTGTTAAATAAGGTTTGGGTGTGATAAGGATTATTTGGTTGTTTCTCAAATCTTGCACCCTTTTGACTTGATGGAAAATCTAATGCCTTAAATTCAGGATTATTTGAACCTAATGCCAAACCTATACCAGGATGGTTTGTAGCACTAAAGTTACTCGTTTGATTTGGAGTTTGAGTTGGACTGTGAAAAGTCATATCGGCATTTAATCTCGATGACAAGTCAAACCAAGTATCGTCAGGTGAACTAAAACTACTTGGGTGTCCTACATCCCAATGACCAATCATATCAGGACCATTTGTAAGTGAATATTTTGCTGGCCCATTGTGAACCTTTAACCGATTCATAAAATAATTTTCTGTTGGTAGTATTTCGTATATGTCCCAATGTGATTTTTTACCAGAAACTTCCTTCATACTCACCACCTTGCAAGGAACAAATCCACCATATAAACCTTGAACTTTTTTGAAGTGTTTAGGTTTTGGAGTTAAACATATCATACCAGGTCGTAACTTCATCACCGACATATGTTTTACCTCATAGGTAAGTTTAGGGTCGTATGAAGCCCAACCAAAGGTAGGTTTTTTCTTTTCAACTCCTGCTGTATTATGAGTTCCAAACTCCTCTCTACCATCAGTTCTATCCATACGGATATCGTAGTCCATCGAGTTTATCACCTTGAGTGGTTTTTCGAATAAGAATTCACTTGTAAAAAATGTTCCACTACATTCAAATGTTATCTCTACCACCCTTTCTGGCATCTCAGCATCTTTTGCCTTGGACATAATAGCAGATACCAATTCCTTTTCATCGGAACTTAAAACTTCTTGTCCTTTAATTGGATTGACAATTATACTATCAACACCACTTATAAAATTTTCGTGTTTTGCCTGTATTTGAAAACCATTGTGTTCAATTACATTATCCTCAACCTGTATAGCCTTTACTCTTGTTTTCTCTGAAATCACATCAACGGATTTTACTTCTACCTTTTCATTATTTCTCAACAACACATCACCAACTTCGATTAAATGTGCTGGTTTAAAATCACCCCTTTTGAATTGATAAACCAATACTGATGCGGAATGTGAGAAATCAAACTCACCATTGATTCTAATATACTTGTAATGAAATGGTGAATGTATGTGAACATTGGAATTTACAAAATCTTTACCAATATCATCTTTATAAAGTAAATTTGAATGACCTATACGATTAGGAAACAATGTATTGTCTTTTTGGTGATAATCATATAGTTGGGTATAAATATTTGGTGTCATGTTGTAGAAGTCATTTTTGAAATATAAAGAATAGTGTTTAATCTCAACATTAAATCCTGATTGATAATCAACATCACTTTCGATAAATTCTTCTACATAATCAAATTCAGAGAGGTGTGTAGTAAATTCTTTTTTAGAATTGAACTTTTTAATCGATATACCATTTTTTTTATCTATGTTGGATTTCTTAAAAACAAAAAGTTTGTCCTTTTCATATATGGAATTATCAACAGACCATTTTGGAGTTGAAACATTCTGCTCACTCATAAACTTTTTTAACGCTAACTTATTAGCTGCAAATTTATCTACAAGACAAGTTTTATCCCATGCTATTCTTAATATAAAATCTTTTTGTTTATTATATTCAAAATCCCAAATATCATTTTGGGCATTACAAGATTGAATAGAAACTTTCTTATCTATCCTACTACAGGTTGCCTGTAAACTTTGATACCATTTTCCCTCAAGGATATTATCGTATTCACTATCTTCCACCAATACAATCACATTATCATATTGCCATTTTTCAAGGACAGAGACTATTGGGTTAAAATCAAACCACTCGACTAAATCATCATCAACCGCAGTATTGGTATTTACCTCTAATATATTTGGTTCATAATTCTTGGGTATGATGTCCCAACAAAATAGCAAAGCTTCATTTCGTTTGAGAGAAACATTTCCAGTAAAAAAGTGGTACTGAATTTGGTCTATAAAATTGTCTACAACCCTTTTATATACTAATTTATCAAATAAATCTTTCATACTTATAAATATACACTTTAATGATTTTTGTTAAACAAAAGAAGGGCCATGAATCCAAGTAACAATGGCATATCGTGTTCCTTTGGTCACGGGTGTAACTCCATGAACAAGGTATGATGGAAAAAATATTATAGTACCAGGTGTCTTTGGATACATTGAATTTTGTTTACCATCTTCGGATTCCATTCCAACACCATTAAAAATTAAATCACCACCTTCGTAATCATCGTTTAGAATTATAGTAGAGGATAATTTTCTCAATGATGTGGGATAAGTTGGCCCGATATCTATGTGTGGGTCATACTTTCCTTGTTCATCACCATCATACCTCAAATATATTGATGGTTCTGCTATCATTGTTAGATTAAATTTATAAACGGACTCGTTGACCTTGTATACCAAATCTTCTAACTTTTCATAATACCAATTGAACTCAGCTGAGGGTGGAATCATTGTTTCGTATGCAATTCTTTCTGAACTCTCGGTTCTAATTCCCCCATAATTTGCATCACCAGATGTTAGGGCCTGATGTTCAGGATTGCCTTCCATCAACTTTAATAACTCTTGAAGTCTTTTTATCTCAAATGTTGTAAAGGCTCCTTCGATAGAAAATGGTAAATTTTCTTTTAACTCTTGCGAGAGTTTTCTCATACCTAACTGATTTCTTATTAATTGCATTTTATTCTCCTAACAATATTTCTTTGTAACCTTCTTTTTGTCGATGGTCTACACTTAAAGTCCATTGATGTGTTGGTTTAGTATTAATATCAAAACATTTATCAAGTATCATAAGTGTTTTTGGGACTGGTTTTTCAATTCTTAATAATTCTCTTTGGAAAAATCCATCTGAAATATACATAATATCTAACTGTAATTTATCATACTTACCATATTCACTATAGTAATAAATTTTTGTGTTGTAGTCTTTTTTATCAAACTTATACCAAACATTTTTTGGTGTTGATTTTGGTTGACCAGGTTTTTGCATCCACCCAATCTTCATGGTGTTCTTTGTAAATATTTTCAAATGATGTTCTATTATTTCATTAAATATATCATCTTCCATATAATTTTCTTTAGATAAAATATCATCCAATAAAAAATTATCATCATCTATATACACCAATGGGCCGAGGGTATTAGGTACTATCTTATACATTGATGGTTGCTCCTACTCTAATGGTTCTCATATGACTCTTTGGGTGAATATTTCCTGCACAAACATACCTTGAACCTTCAAATTCTTTTGATTTTACCTCATGATTTAAACTACCAGGAAAGAAAACCAAAAGTCCTTTTTCAGGATTTACATTTCCGTAATCATCTATTTCTAATGGTGGAAATCCATCACCTTCATTTAAATAAAGACAAAAAGACCAATTTGATGGAGCATGTGCATGTTTTCTTGCATATTCTCCACTCTCATATTTTGCAACCCAAATATCGTCAACTGATAAATTGAAATTCTGTTCATCTAAAATAGAATCTATTATATCTAAAATGACATCATATCTTTCTTTGTATTGAGAATAAATGTGAGATTTATAACCACTCATTGCACAGAATAAATTAGTCTTATGGTACATTCTATCACCATCATTATCGACAATCTCCATCAAGGATTTCATCAATTTGTCATCATCAATTTTATACTTAATAACACTTGGTGGTAAATTTTTTTCATACCACTTTACTTCAGGTGTTAAGCATTTTACAGAATCAGTTTTCATTACCCCATCAAATCAGGTTGTACTTCTAATCCAACATCCTTTAACATACTCGATGGTACTTTACCACAATTTCCACAACTATAGATATCTATTGGTGCAAGTGCCTCTTGACCAGTAGGACTCATAAGTGCAGATATTCGTTTAATTATAGTTGCCTTTATCCAAACATAGTTTCCACAATCCTCACACTTCATTGTATCCGCTTGTGATAAATCAAGTTTAACACCTTGTTGTTGTGGTTGTTGACCTGGCTGTGGTTTAAATTTTCTTTTAGCCATTTTTACTCCTTATATAATTTCATCAATTAATCCATACTCTAAACAAGTTTTTGCATCCCACAATAAATCATGTTTCAGTATTTCATCAAGTTTTTTCATTGGAACTTTAGTATATTTCTTATACACATCTTTAATTGTTTTCATCATTAAATCAAGATTTTGTTTCTCGTCTTCGAAGTTAGAATATGTCCCCCAAAACTGACTTGATAATTGATGAATCAACATATAGGAATTACGACTCATAAATCTATAATTACCCACCACCGATAGGAATGTTGCTGCACTTGCTGCAAATCCGTCTACATATGTGTGAACAGGTACTTTTGTTCTCAATATAGTATCCATAGATGCTATACCACTAACCACACTACCACCACCTGAATTTATGTATATTCTTAAAGTTGGTGGTACTTCCAAGTCTAAACTATTTTGTAAAGTTAAACTTTTAGATTCTATCTCACCTATCTTTTTATTAAGTTCAGATGCACTATCCCTATTAACACTTGAATAATAGTAAATCTTATTCTCGTGAACTGAAATATGTTTTTCTGATTTACTTGTAGAGTTTGTACTTGTTTTTGGTGATTTTCTCTCACCCCAATATCTTTCCATTAGTCTTCATCCAATATGACATCTACAATTTTAGATTGTTTTACTAAGATTGTTTCGAAAACAAATGGTGAATCCTTTACCCACTCATTCACTTTAGATTCGGCCACAGTAACAGAATCACATTCTACCAAGTAACTTCTTCTAACTTTCTTTTCCTTAACACCATTTTTCATTTGTATTTCTTCAATAAATACAACAGTTGCTTCAAAAAACATTATAACTCCTTATTTAATAACACTTAAAATTTCTATTAACATCGCCATCGCGTTGATTTCTTTATCCACTACTTGTGAATCACTTAATTCATATTTAGCAATAATTAAAATACAATCAGCTACATGACCTTTACCATAACTATCAACTTCATCGTACAAAAGACGGAATAAATCAGCAAAGTCTGTAACTTTTGCGTCTGCCAATAACTGACGAATATTCTTGAAGGCATTTTTTCTATCTTGTGTCTTGAGTATCTCCAACAACTTCATCTTGTAGTCGTTCTCCACAATACTCTGTTTATCAATTGTTAGTTTACCACCAAGTGATTGTCGTTGTGCTCCGTTGATAACTCTTCTTATATCAGGATAACCACTATTAACCAATATACCCAAATCCTCTCTATCGTAACTCACACTCTCTTGAGTTAAAATATTATGTAGATGTTTAGCTACATCATTCTTATTTGGTGGAATCACTTGAAAAGATTGACACCGAGATTGTATCGGGTCGATAATTCTTTCTACAAAATTACAAGTCAAGATGAACCTACAATGTTTACTAAATGTTTCCATCAGATTACGAAGTGCGGCTTGTGCGTTTGGTGTGATGTAATCACACTCATCCAAGATGATAACCTTGTAATCCTTGAAACCCATAGTGGATGCAAAGTTCTTAACTTTACTTCTGACGGTTTCCACATTGTTCTCATCCGAGGCGTTGATGTATAGATAATCACAATCTATGTTATTGACGAGTAACTTAGCTAATGTGGTTTTACCAGTTCCAGCCTTTCCAAACAACAAAAGGTGTGGTAAATCACCACTATCTAAATACACTTGAACTTTACTTTTTAATTGTTCATTTCCAATGTATGTATCGAGTGTTTTTGGTCGATGTTTTTCAACCCATAATGTATGTTCTTTCATATAACCTCTTTTTAATAAATATCCTTGTCCAACTTGTTAATTAGTTTTTTTTCCATATCCAAATCGGTTCACCAAATGCTATGTTTTCGGTTTCTTTAGCCTTTTCTTTTAAATCTTCTGAATAGTAATCACTAACACCTTTACCAGCACCTGCTGAATTAAACCTCTTGGTCATTTCCATTCCAATACAACCTTCGTATTTTAATCCTTGTGACTTAATAAAATCATTCATGGCATTTGTTATATCCACATAACCTTTTACAGACTCATGGTAGACATCTGCAATATTCACGGCAAGTATACCATCCTTCTTTAATGTAGGTATCAACTTACCGATTGTTTTGTGTAGGAAATTTTCGTTCCAACTATCGATTGTGGTGTATCGTTTGAAACTTTGTGTGTCTTCATCACTATACTTTTCCACATCAAAATAAGGTGGTGATGTAAATATGGTATCGAAATAATTTTCATATTTACTATAATCCACATCTTCTGCTGGACTACAGATTAAATCTACCTTCTTTTCTTCTTCGAAAAATGTTTGGTGTTTATTGTAGAACTCAACTTGTCTCTTATAGTTTGGATGATTGAGGGAGTTGGGGTCAATCCCAACATATGATTTTGTAGTCTCTCCACAAAAAAACCCAGCCAACCTATCACCCCAACCAGCACTAAAGTCGAGTACATTAACACTTCCAAAATAGTCATAAAATGCCTTTGCTATACTTGGTTTGAATTGTGATGCTACATACTTTCTAAGTGTTGTTGCCATTCGTATGGATTGTAAATCTACCTTTAGTAAAACCTTGTCTAAAGTATAGTATGCTCTCACAATAGTTTTTATTCCCTTGACTGTCTGCCATGTTTTCCATCCACTTGGCATCCTTGTCCAATCCACCTTCCATCTCGTCTCTATATGAAACGGGTTGGAAGCATTATTTCCTTTATTGTCTCGTTTGAAATACTTTGGTGTGAGTTCGTATTTGGTATCTCTTTCATTTCTTGGAAACCATTTACCCTCAATTAGTAAATCAGGCCATTTCACACCTTTTAGTTTGTTCAAACTTTTTAAAGTATCTTTTTCTGATATTTCAGGTATGGGACATGGATATGTATGTAGAGCCTTTGATAACTCCTCTATAACATCGTCCTTCTCGTATGTATCTAAAATATACTTCCATTCCTTCTCATCAATAAATAGGTAAGGTTCCATATTGTAGAATTTTTTAAAGTAATCTGTTATTTTTTCCATACCCAAATAGGTTCTCCGAATTTTTTATCTTCTTTGTTTTCAAGTGACTTCTCTGTCCAAACTGAACCTTCATAACTTTTAGCAGTTCCAGCTCCACCACTATTTGGTCGTTTAGCCATCTCCATTCCGATACAACCTTGATAGGTTCCAAGCTTTGATAGATAGTCATTCATAGGATTACAAATCTCTAACCAACCTCTGTCGGTACTCCATTTCGCGTTTGAATAAACATCACTTATATTAATCAATACATAACCACCTTTTTTCACACTATCCCAAAGTTTACCCAAGGTCGAATGTAAGAAATCTTTGTTCCAATCATCTATATCTTTATATCTAACCCAACTTTGTGTATCATCGTAACTATAGCGTTCAACACTAAAGTATGGCGGACTCGTAAATACCATGTCGAAATGTTCTTTGTACGAGGCGAAATCAAAATCTTCTGCAGGACTACAATGGAAATCACACTTTCTATCGTGTTCAAAAAATCCCAAATGTTTTTGGTAAAACTCTGATTGTTCCTTGTAGATAGGGTGATTCTCTTTTCTTGGGTCTAAACCAACATAGTGTTTTCCATATTCACTTGCATAAAATCCAGCTAATCTATCACCCCAACCCATTGAGAAATCAAGTATGTTTTCAGACTTGAACATATCATAAATTATCTTTGCAACATTAGGTTTGAATTGAGAACAAATATACTTTCTCAATCCAATCATGGTTCTCAGTATATTTTTTGTAATCTTAGGCATCTTCAATGAGTAAGCACTTCCCATAAGTGTCGTCATAAACTTTTCACTTTCCCAAGTTCTCTTGGGACCAGGTGAAACCGAACCATCTACACTCCATCTATTTTCTATTTGAAAGTAGTTACTCGATATATTACCAGCATTTAATCTTCTAAAATACAATGGTTTCCCATCATGTAGTAAATCATATGTGTATTCGGTTCCCTCTCTAGCATACCAATCACCCTCAACCATAATTTCGTTCCACTTCATACCCTTGAGTTTTTGGAAATCCTTGTATGCTTTCTTTTCGGTCAAATCAGGATAGGGTAATGGATAGGTCATGGCAACTTTAGCAAGACTTTCCTTCACATCTTCCTTATCAAATGTTTCTTTTATGTATTCCCAATCCTTTTCATCAATCTCAAGGTATGGTTTCATGTTGTAAAATTTATCGAAGTAATCCAAATACATTAAAAGAACTCGTGTTTAATTGTTTGTTTCATTTCTATTTTTATCTTTTCGTAAAACTCTTGTCCGTATGTTTCGACAAGTGCTTCCTTTGATTGCAACCAAATCTGTTTGACTACATTTTCTATCTTATCATCCAATATCAATTCATCTCGTTTGTTTTTATGTTTCTTCTTGAGTTTGTAATGATACTTACCATCTACTTTTTTGTCGAACTCGTAATTATCTGGTTTAGGACAATGTAGATATGCCCAATTGTTAATAACCACACGACCTGATTTATTCTCAACCAATGGATATGTTTTACAAAAAACAGGTCGTTCTTCACCTAAAGTACAACCACTTCCATCTTTACTCAACAAATCACAACAACCATCTTGTGGCCATTCTAATTCTAAATCAAGTCCAAATTGTTTTTTGTATTTTTTTTGTTCTTCTTCCGTAATTTCGACATGAAAATTCTGATGATTACAGCAACCAAAGTTACATAAACCACACATTATCTTTTTTTCCAACCACGCCTTAGAAAAAGTCGTGTTCGATTTGCTCATGTTTTCTTCTCATTTCTCTATCAATTATAGTTTCATATTCCGATTTATGCCACTTGATAGGTTCAATGTAATTCAAGTCATATTCTTTTATACCAACATCCCAAAACAAAACTTTCTTAGATGGTTTTATATTCTTTATCATCCAATCCCAAGCTTTGGCTTCATAGGTTTGGTCAAGTTGTATCTCCTCGTCCAACTTAAGTTTATGTTGGTATGGATAATA